TTGTAATATAGGGCCTGCTATACTAATAAATATTTCTTTTAATTTTTCTACAGAGGTCGTAAATCTTTCTTGGATGGATTGGGATTTTAATTGATTTCCATATTGCTCATCTCCTAATTCTTTAACTGCTTTTTCGTATCCATATTGTTCAACTAATTTGTCAAATTTTGCTTTAGCTGCCTTTTCGTCTTTAACCTTTATTTTAGTTAAAGCTTCCTGAGTTATGAGAGATTTTCCTAACTCATCAGCTTCCATACCTATAGCTGAAGCTATTGATTTTCGTTGGAGCATATTCATTTCTCCAAATTCAGCAGCTGTAATATTTTGTTTAGCTATTTCTTTAGCTACCCCTTCAATATTACCTGTTAAAGCATAGTATCTTGCTTGTTCTAAATTTAATGATCTACCTGTTAATAATTCAGCTTCTAATTCATTAGATATTGAAGATTCAAAATTTAATAAAGATTCTGCTATTCCTTCAACTTGTTCTAATTCTAGGCCTAATTTTTTAGCTTGAGATACAGCTGAAGTTATTTTACCAGGATGCATACCTAAAGATAAAGTTACTGAAGATGATGCTTTAGCTACACCTTCAACTATTTCTTTTTCATTTAATGCTAAATCATTTGTAAGATTAAATGCTCTTGCTGTTCCTAATATTTGTGCTGTATTATCTGATAAATCTGTTCCTGTAGCAACAGTTATTTTAGACAATTTAGCTGCGGCTTCATCAGTATAACCCATTACTTTGGTCATATTAGTAAAGTCTGTAAGTAGTTCTCCACTAAACATAGTAGCTGTGCCAAATTCTTTGTTTACAGCTATTAAAGATTCTTGTAACGCACCTGTTGTGATATTAATATCTCCACTTAAATTAGCCACAGTATTGAGCTCATTTCTCAATGAATTTGCTTCAGAGTATGATGTACCAAATGCTTTAGCTAATTGTCCGGTTTGTGTGTCTACTTTTATAAGAGCGTCAAGTATTTGAGTAATTGCAAAATCAATTAAATTTTCTTTAGTTAACCGATCTTTCAAAGCATTTCCTATATTTTTATATTTGGAAGTTTGAGTAGATAATTTTTTATTTTGAGAATCTAAATCTTGGATTTTTTGTTTATTGGCTTCTTTATCAGTGCCGTGTCTTAATTTTAATTGCGAGTATAAGTTTTTATCTTGGAAAGATAAGTGTTTATAGTCTTTATTTTGAAGTTCTAAAAGTTTATTTATTTCACTTTGTTCTTGTTTATTTAACTCTGTTTGTAATCGAGCATTTTTAGTTTTTTCAATTGCTTCTGTGAGAGGTTGAGATAAATTTCCAAACCCCATTTTAGATAATCCTTTACTAATACCTTCAATTCCCGTTCCTAATAAACCTATCTGTTTGTTAACTTCTTTTTGAGCTGTAATAGTTTTGTCTAAAGCATTATTAAAAAGATCTTGATCTTTTAATGCCTTTTCAACTTCTCCTCTATTTGTTTGAGATAAATTTCCAATTTCTTTAATTCTTTGTAATTCATCAAATTGAGATGATGCTTTTTTCTTAAGATTTTGAAGTGTTTTTTCATCCATAGACGTTTCTCCTCTTCTATAATCAAGAACTTTTTTAGAAATATCAGCTATTCCATTTAATGATTTACGAGAATCTGAAAGGTATCTATCTTGTTTAGATAATTCATTTACACTATCTTTAAAACTTTTATATATATAATCTAAATCATTTCCCATTTCACGAACTTCAGCCTGTAGTCCTGCAAGTTCATCTTTGGCTCTTTCTAGGTCTTTTATATCAAAAACTGGTAATGGTTTTTTTCCAAGCTCGGCACGGAGTTTGTTTATTTCATCATTTATTTTTTTAATGTCATCTAAGGCCATCTATATTTTTGTTATAAATATTAAAAGCCTCTATTTTTTAGAGGCTCTTGTTGTAGTATATGAAGGAGGTGGTGGAGCATTTTTTAAGAATTCAGGAGATATAACTTTCCCGTTTTCAGTTACTTTTTTACCTTTTCCACCTTGTGCGTTTTTAATGTCTTCGTTTTGTTTATCGTAATAATCTTTTATTTTATTAAATGTAAAATTACGAAGCCATATTGGCATATTATAAACTGTATGCCAGTCATATCCTCCATTTCCATGGAATACAATATCATGTATTTGTTGGAAGATGTTTATTCTATATTGAAGCGTCAGGCCAAAAAAAGTTAAGATTAATTGGTGTCTCAACGTCCTCCATGCCGCTGCTTGTTTCAATTGTAACACTTAAATTAACATCAGGTTGCATTTGTTTGATATGTTTTCTAAATTCTCTGGAGTCCATTGCTAGAAATTCATTGTCTACAAATTCTCTAATTGATTTTTTCTCATAATCTCCGTTTATTGAAAGTATTATATACTTCAATCTAGTAGATAATTCTGGTGAAGCATTTTTGTTGATTTTTTGTAAACCTTTAATTTCAGCTTCTATCGCACTATCATCACCATGTGTTAAAAGTTTAAATGTAATTACATTTCCCGAATGTGGTAATTTAAATGTAAATTCATTTTTACCTTGATTAAATTCTTTTTCGTTAAATGGTTTATTATCTAACTGAGATAAATCTACTGTTACTTCTTCACCTCTATAGTTGAATGTATAATCTTTACCATACCCTAAAACACGGGCAGCAATTAAAAGAGCATTTTTATCTCCTACAATCAAATCTTTATAATCTATTTTTGATACTATAAGTGATTGTAAAAGTTTGTCTAATACTGTTCCGTTTTGGATGTAAGATTGGTTAGTTAAAATATCTTCTTCCTTAGCGGTCATATATTTCATTTCAATCTTTCCACTTGATAGTGGATTGTCTTGTGGGTACACTAAACCTTTTGAAGGTAATTCTACGATTTCTGTTGGGAATTTGAACTTGTTTTCTTCCATAAATTTTTATTTGTTAATAACTGTTTTTGATTATAAATATTGTAAAGGAAAGTTATTTGATGAGATTTTTATCCTTTTATAACTTGTTTTGTTGTTAATCTAGTTTCTAATTTGTCTAGTCGAGAATCTAATTGTCGATAAACTTCTTGAAATTCTTGTTCTGCTTTTCGATTAATTTCACCAATTTCCTGATATATATCTTTAAATTGGTCTCCACAATCTCTTTTTTGTTCTCTATTTTCATCATCAATTTTGCGATGAATATCATAAAATTGAATGTCATAGTTTTTTGTTTGTTCTTTTAATGAATTTATTGTTTTAATTACAGTAAACATAGCTATAACCCCGGCTACTACCAAGACTACAACCATACCTAATACGAAATAAAATGTTGTCATAATTTTTAAATTTAAATTGTTAAATAATGTCAAAGAACTTTCCTTACAATACTAATATAAAATAAAAAAGAGCTTGACAAATGCCAAGCTCTCTTAAGTATTGTTTTGTTTTCTTAGATTAGAAGTTCAATACACAATAATCCATTCCTACTGTCATGGTAATTGTTTGTGCTTCAGCGTCTGTATCCCAGTTGTATCCTTTAAATGTAGCAGTTTTAATAAATGCTCCTTTGATAATCCATTCAGAAACTACATCACCTACTGGTCCTAATACGTTGAATGTTAAATCTTTTTTATAGAAATCAGAATAACCATCTCTACCTGTTACAGATTCGTGATGCAAACGTACCCATTCCATTACTGCTTGAGCACCTGATGGTGTAATTGGGTCAAATAGTGTCATTGTAATATCACCCCATGCTGCTCTACCTTTTACTTTACGGTAAACGTTAATGTGGTTCAATTTGATTTCACCTTGTTCTATCGAGATATCACTTACTTCTTTTACGATATATGAAGGTATTCCATCCATATACATGATAAACCTATTTTGAACTTTAGGTTCAAAGGCTGTGAAAAATATTTCATTTGGGTTTAATACTGCCATTTTATATGTCTATTTTATTTTATTATAAATATTATGCTTTTTAACTTTTACCCCGGGAAAGTAGCTCCCGTAGGTAAAATGTTAAAGTTCAAGTAAATGAATTCTGCTGTTTTAGTTGGTTGTAAATAAATAGCTCCTACTAATTGATTTCTATCGATTACATCTGGAGTATTATTTGTATCATCCATTACTACTTTAAATGCATACAATCCTTGTCTTTGTTGTACTGATTCTAAATATGGATTTACTTGAGATAGGAATTGGTTTCTTGTTGCAGCTGTATTTTGTTCGAATACTAAATTATCAGCTACTTGAGAAATATATGATTTAAGTGAAATTAATAATCTTCTAACATTTACTCTATCTAAAGCAGATGGTTTTGTTTGTAATGTTTTTTGTCCAAATACTACAACTCCTCTTCCAGGTAATGTTGCTAATGGATTTACTTTACCTGTATATAGATTATCTTTATCTGATTGAGTTAATTTCTTTTCTACTTGTCTTACTGTTCCTAATCCACCTCTATTGATACCTGCAGGTGCAAACCATGGCTCACTTACTTTATCAGTATAAGCATAAACACCTGGGATCATTGTTGAAGCTGGTACCCAAACAAGTTGTCCTGTATTAGGATCAGTTGTTTGACACCAAGGCCAATATGAAGCAGCATATGAACTATCTTGAGTTGCTGCACTTGAAATAGTATTAGTTACTGTTTTAGCATATAAAACTAGGTCTACTACTGCAATCGCATCTCCTCTATCTTCTGTATTTGTAATTAATGTACCTATTTGGGTTGAGTAAGAATCAATAGTCAATCCAGGTACTGTAATTATATTGTATCTATATTCATTAGGGTTAGCTAATAGATTTAATGCATCTGTATAACTAGCTCCTACTAAACCTTGAGTATCTGTGCCCGTAATATCATTATATAATTTCATTCCTGCTTTTACATTATCTCCTGTACCAGCTCCAAATGAACCACTTCCCGCAACTGGGATAGATGAAGTGTATTGAGGTTTTGCTACACCATTATTATCAAGATAATCTGGTGTTTTGATTAATACTTCTTTTACTCTTACATATCTTGAAGAGTTGGGGAATGAACCCGATGTTTGTAAATAAACATCACTAGTTCCTGATCCTCTTACTTGGAGGGTTTGATCACCAATTACTCTAGCTATATAGTTAGGAGATTTTGGATCTAAAGATAAATTTGCAAATGTTTCTAAAATTGATGGGTTTCTGTCATTATCATTTCCTTGTCTGATAACAAGTGAAAATACTCCACTTGATGTATTAGGGCTAACAATTTGCCATCTATAGTTTTCAGCTGATCCACTTACCAAACTTCCACTTACTGCAGTTGAAGTACTGTTCATTATAGTACCAGGGCTTAAAGTTTCTAATGTAAATGCACTACCACTGGATATAGGTAGACTAGAACTTACAAATGAAGATGTTGCTGGAGCCCAATCTACTGATGATGAAACTACTCTTGTTACCAACAATGAAGTACCTCCGTTTTGGAAGTAATTATATGCTGAAATAGAAGTTAAGAAGGTGTAAGTATCAGATGCACTTGTAAATGTACTTCCGAAATTTGATAGATACTCACTATAAGTTGTAACTAATGTAGGTATATTTATTCTACCTTTTGCAGTAGGTCCTGCAATAGCTGCACCAGCCTGTACTGGTAGTGATGTTACTTGTGATTGATCATTTTCTATGGCCAATACACCAGGGGAAATTAATACTTCTGCCATTTTTGTATGTGTTTATTTTTGTGATAAATATATTAAATTATATCAAAAGTCTAATTACTTGGAATAA